ACGTAATTATCGTGCCCGTGGTCGCTTACCTGACGAAGTTGTGTTGCGTGTTGAGGGCTTTGAGATCTTTGTCGATCAAGAGTTCCCCTTTGACCGTGGGCCTCAAAATCCTAAGATTTCGACCCTTCCTTGGCCTACATCCTTCCCAAGTTAGAGGTATGATGTGTAAGTGCCCGATGCGCGTCGGGTGCCTTGAACCGCTCTACAACGCCTAGAACCACGGAGGAAAGCCATGAAGGCTTCTCAACCTACTGTACCCAATGGTTCTAGTGCGCCGCTCATTAGCGGTTTTCCCGTCGTCATTCCTGCCGTTGAGTGGTTTGAGGAGAACATCTCAGACCTGTTGATTGAGGCTGTCGATGACGCCACGAAGGACGCCACTGAGCGTCTCAGGGATAAAGCGAGCGATATTGAGGGTTGGGATGCTGTTGCTGGCGCTCTCTCCGTAAAGGTGTCTGATGGAGAGATCGTCGTTGGTCAGGAGGCAGGCTCTCCTGAACTGAACGAGTACATTAACGCTCTGGAGTATGGGGTTAACGAAAACCCACCTTCCCCCCTTCTCAGGAAGACTCTCAGCAGAGAAGAGAAGCGTATTCCTACTGCAATTCACCGAGCGTTAGAGGAGGACTTACCAGTTGCCTAACGTCGGTTTTACTCTCGCTGAGGACGCTGCCCTCAAGAATCGCCTGACCGCACTCAGCGTGTCAGATGATAGGGATATGCGTCGTCCAGTAAGGGTATTCTTCCGTTACCCCGATGCTGAGACTGAGAAGTCCTATCCTTTTGCCACAATTGAACTTATTGATATTGAGTTCGATGCCCAGAGGCAGCACTCAGAAGTTAACTATTATTACACAACTTCTCTTAATGCTGCTCAGCACCATAGGTCTGGCGTTAACTCCATGGATTACTTCCCATCAGAATACAACGCTGAAGACATACAAGGGTTACTGTCTGGTGATACTGAGTTTATGGTAACTGACCAGTTTGTTCCAGTAAACCTTATGTACCAAGTCTCCACTTACTGCCGTAGTCAACGACATGACAGGCAGTTAAGCGCACTGATGCTTAGGTACATTTTCCCATTTCGACGGGGTTTTATTGAAATCCCCGAAGACGGCACCATCCGACGCTGCGACATGTTAGACTGGCGGCAAGCAGATATCCTTGATCAAGAAGCAGGCTTCAACAAGAGGATATTCCGCAAGGTCTACACGGTTAGAATAAACGCAGAGATTTCTCAGAAAGACATCTTTACTGTTAAAGCAGTCTCTGAGGTCAATGGAACTATCAGGGATAATTACACGGATTCCGACGTTTTATCAACTTCTTTCTCGGAGGATTTCTAAATGCCTACCTACTCAACTCCCGGTGTCTACGTCAACGAGGGCACGCTTGCTAGCCTTACCCCGTCTGTTGGCGGTGGCACGGCTGCTGTGTTCTTCGGTGCCGCTGAGCGCGGCCCCGAGACCGCTACTCTCATCACTGATTGGTCGACCTACAAGAACACCTACGGTGACCTCAAGAACGCCTACGACCTTGGTTACGCCGTTTACCATTTCTTCGCTAATGGTGGCCGTAACTGCTACGTCGTTCGTGTCGTCGGCACCTACGACACCGTTGGTGGTACCGCTGACTCGGTGACCCCCGACGCCGCCTCGTCGCTGGACGTTCCCTACTACCCGAACGGTTCTGAGTCCGCCTCTGCGGCCCTCTTCGACGCTGAGGCCATCAGCAACGGTACGTGGGGCAACGACCTCACCGTGTCGATTGCGGTTGGTCTGGTCAATACCACGTCCTCGGCGCACGGTACCTTCACCGTCGTCGTCAGCCTCAACGGTTCTGAGGTTGAGCGCTGGCCGGAGGTCACCCTCGACCCCGATGGCAACCGCTACGTCGCCACGGTGATCAACAACTACAGCAAGTACATTAAGATCAGCGGTGTTTCCACCACTGCTCCTGATGCGAACCTTGCGTGGATCACCTCCGTTGATAACGTCGCTACCTTCTCCGGTGGCACCGAGGGTGTTGTTGGTCCGCAGGACTTTGCTGGGACGGCTGACAAGGTCGATGTCCTCAAGGGCACCTTGGTTATGAACGCTGTGGGTCAGACCTCCACCACGGCGCTTACCCCGCTTATCAACAAGGCTGTGGCCCGTGGCGACTCGTTCGTCATCATCGACCCGGACAAGACCTCGGAGACGCTGAGCGATCTCCAGACGGTTGCGTCTAACTTCGCGGGTCTGTCAAACGGCGGCTACGCCGCCCACTACGCCCCGGCTCTGGTCATGGCTGATCCCGCCAAGACCGGCCCCGGCGCTATCCGCACCACCTACCCGGGTGGCGCTGTTGCCGGACTCATTACCCGTACTGAGGTTCAGCGCTCGGTTGCCAAGGCCCCCGCTGGCTTTGACGCTGACATGCGTGGCGCTCTTGGCCTCTCGGTCAAGTTGTCGGACACTGACATCGGCACCCTATACGACGGCACCCCTTACGTGAACTCCTTCAAGGCTGTTCCGGGTGCTGGAGTTGTGGTCTACGGTGCTCGCACTCTGGCCCGTTCGACCTCGGACAAGTTCCTCCCAGTGCGCCGCACCCTGAACTACCTGAAGTACTCGCTTAAGGAACTCACTTCGTTTGCGGTCTTTGAGCCTAACGATTCTAACCTCTGGAACCGTATCAACATTACGGTTTCTGGGTTCCTCGGTGAGTTCTACAGGTCCGGTGGTCTGCGCGGCACCAACTCCAGTCAGGCGTACTTCGTGATCTGCGATGAGAGCAACAACACTACGACGAGCATCGATCAGGGCATCGTGAACGTCGAAGTGGGCGTGGCGCTCCAGTACCCCGCCGAGTTCATCGTTATCAACCTCAGCCAGTGGACTGGCGGCAGCAACGCCGTTGAGTCTCTCTAATAACCAAGGAGTAATAACTCATGGCACGAGCAGCAAATACTGATCCGCTCAGGAACTTTAAATTCAGGGTCACGATCCAGCCGGATGATGGCCTAGCAGGCGTTGTCGGTGAAGACCTCCCCAGATTAGGATTCTCGGTGGTCTCGGGTCTGACTGTTCAGAACGAGATGATCGCCTATCGTGAGGGCGGCATGAACACCCATCCGCATAAGATGGTTGGACAGTCCGACTATGGTCCCGTCACCCTTACCAAGGGTGTCTTCAACGGTCAGGATCAACTCTACAAGTGGCAGCAGTTCATGCACTCGTGGAGTCAGGGTGGGACTACTCCGGCTACTGGTGGGTCTACCAGCGACAACAATGATTATCGTTGCGATATCGTCGTCGCTGTGTTCGACCACCCGGTCTCTGCTGGCGCTTATGAAAACCCTAGCCCCAGCGGCTTCACCGGAACCTCGGCGGGATCGGCTAAGTTGGCGTACAAACTCTACAACTGCTGGCCTGCGTCGTTCTCCATGGGCGACCTCAATGCCGGTGACTCGTCTATCCTGATTCAGCAGATCGTCCTCAATCACGAGGGTTTCTCAATTTCATTTGACGAAGACGCTGAGAGTGTCGTTACCTCTCTCGGCTGATCAATAGTCACACAACAAATAGGAGTACAACTAGATGAGTGACAGCGACGTTGCTGACGTTATCAACGAGGCCATACAGGACCCAGTGCCTTCTATGGGTGACGCGCCCAACTCTGTCATTGAGTTGATGCGTGGTATCCATCAATCGACTACCGATAGGTGGCACACCACTGCTGAGGTTAGGGAACTCAATGGAGAAGATGAGGAGTACCTCGCGTCTATTGAGAACAAGAAGGGGCTGCTGTATTCGGAGTACATGACTGCGGTTCTGTCTAGGGCTGTTGTTCGCATTGGTGACATTGTGGTTAATGGCCCCGACGCCACTAAGATCATCAATAAGTTGATGCTTGGTGACAGGGATCTTCTGTACTTGGAGATCGTTAGGGCAACCTATGGATCAGAGCGCACTATTAAGATGCCCTGTCCTAAGTGTGGGTCGGTTAACGATGTGACCATCGAACTGGATAACGACTTTCCGGTGAAGTACCCAGACTTTGACGTTCGGCAAGGTCTGAAGGTTGAGACCTCTAAAGGAATCATCACGCTTCGTCTTCCTAACGGGGGCGACACGGTTGAGGCTAACAAGTCAGCAAAGAACGACGCAGAGACTAACACCGTTATGTTGGCTCGCTGCGCGGTCTGGCCCGAGGGCGAGGCCCCCGATAACCCCATGAAGTGGGCACGTAGCCTAAGCCTTGGGGATAGGCGCAAGTTAGTCGACGCCCTCCTCGCAGTTGAGGTTGGGCCGAAGATGGAGGAGGTGGAAACTCAGTGTGCAAGTTGCGGCGCAGATATGCCAATTCTGCTCGACTGGGTCTCCCTTTTATTCAGTTAATCTAAAGATCTTATACTGGGAATACGAACTGATAGCCACCGTATACAAAGGGTTTGGTCTAGACGACATCAAATCTATGACAGTTCGGCAACGCGATTTCTGGTATCGTATGGCGAAGTGGCGTAATCAGTAGCGGAGGCTAGTATGGCTATAGGTCCCGACGCAGAAGTCGGAGAGGGTCTGATAGGTGGCCGTAATGGTCGCCTAAAGTCAGACGTTAAGGCTGGCCTCCGCGTCGACACCTCCGAACTCAGCAAGTTAAAGCAGGCTCTTAAAGACGCTAAGGACATCACCGTCCAGTGGCGTAAGGAGATGGAGAAACTCTCCGAAGCCGCCGCCAACGCCGCAGGCAACATCAACGCCGCCACGGGAGGCAAGGCGGGCAGTGGCAACTACTTAAACTTCAGTAACGTTCCCGACCCCTCCGCTGGTGGTAGTGGCACTGGCAATGGTGATGACGGTGTAGGCGCAGCCGAAGATTACATTGGTAAAAATGGGCCGTACCGTGGTCGTATGGCCACCGCAGCGGCTCGCGGTGGAGCGGCAGCGGCGGCTCTGTCTCAGGTTATTAAGCCGCTAGTTGATGCTGTTAACCAGCGTATTGAGCGGGGTATCAACTACGCCACTTCTGCTGACCGACTCAATGTTCTGACTCAGCAGATGACAGGCATGTCTCAGATGCAGGTTATGGAGACAATGCGTCAGCCCCTGACTAACTACCGTTTGGGTGCTGGTGGCGTTAACGCGCTTATGCAGTTTCAGGCTCAGACTGGAACTAGGCTCCCTAACAGTTACGCTCAATCTGTAGCGGCTATTCGTGCTAGCACTGGCTACAGCAAGAGTACCGCTGACATTCTCACCGAACAGCAGCAGTTGATGGACCCCTCTGTTGCTAACCGTATGTTCTTTATGGGTGGAGTCAACGCCTTCACCTTTGGTGGAGAACTGAAGGACCCCCTCCAGATGCGTCAGGAGATAGTCCAGCGTATGGGTCTGGATAACCCGGACATCGCCAGAAGCGCTCTCATGCCCGGTTCTGTGACTCGCGCCCGCATGACTGATATGGGTGTTAGCGCGGAGATGCAGACCGAAATCCTCCAGTACGCCCAGCAGCAGATTCAGTTCAGGGAAAAGGGCGGGAAGGGGATGTACGACCCCTCCAAAAAAGGTCACCGCGATTTGATGGGTATTGAGGAAAACCTCGCTACCCAACAGGAAGAGACTGGGCGAGTTCAGACCGCACGTGAAGAGCAGTTCATGCGACGCCAGATAGACAATATGGCTACCCGTGAAAAGATCGATCAGAAGATGATCGAAGTTCTCGGTAAGTTGGAGGACACTCTGAGCGGGCTTATTGGGGCTAAGACCGCATACGGTAGTGCAGGGCGTGCTGCGAGTGGAGGTCTTAGGGCGCTTGGAGGGGGTCTTGCGACGGCTGCTATAGCCGGAGGACCCGCCGCCCCATACTTAGCCGCAGCAGGTGGAGCAATGATGCTCCTCAGCAGTGCTATGGGTGACGGTGACGCTGGACCACCTTCTGGTTCGACGCCCCCCAACACCCCTAACCACAACACTAACGCTAACGACTCCTCTAGGGACCACGAGATCATGGTGCCTAGTGGCGGACGTGGTAGTAAGAGAACTCCTCTGTCCGTACTAAAGCGCAGTCCTAGAATGACTAACCTGCAGACCTCCCTACGGGAGAAGTTGATCAGGATGATGCGCGAGAACCCCGACGTCGGTATTAATAGTGGATACCGAGACGAGGGTGAGCAGGAACGCCTGTTCTATAAGCAGATGGAACCGACCACTGCCGATCAATCTGAGGTTGAGTGGAATGGTAAGCACTGGAAGCCAAAGGCTGGTTATGCCTTTACTGCCCCTCCGGGCAGGTCGATGCACGGCGTCGGCCTCGCCGCCGACATCTTTGAGGAGGGTAAGGACTACAGTTGGATCGTCGCCAACTCCGCTCGCTTTGGCCTTAACAACTGGCGTGCTAAGGGATGGCGCCACGACGAGCCATGGCACGTTCAGCCTCAGGAGGTTCCAAGGTTCCGTAGCCAGTACGACGGGGGAGAGTATTCACCACCCCAGCAAGGTCGCCCCGATGGGTGGTTTGAGGATGACATGGTGGAGTCGTTTGCTGGAAGCGATTACCACTTCGATGGAGATAACGCCCTGTCTCCTCGCCCACAAGACCACGGTGTAATAAGTACCTCTGGTATGACTCTTTCCAGTATGACTATTCCAGAGATGATTGATGCTCAGAGAATGGTTAGTCGCGCTAAGTTCTTAAGCGGAGGAACCGGTCCGTACGGGTCATCCTTTGGTGGGCATAGTACTTCCTTTGGTGGGCATAGTACTTCTTCTTCTTATCCCAGCGGAAAACTGTCTGCAAAGCAAATGGTGCAATTGCTGTACAACACTGGGTGGCGGGGTAACGATCTGATCAATGCTCTTGCCGTATCTTTCCAAGAGAGTGGTTGGGTAGCAAACAACCTGAACCCAGATGCCAGCACAGGCGATGAATCTTACGGGCTGTTCCAGATCAACATGATTGGAGATTTAGGCCCAGCCAGACGAGAGAAGTTTGGCCTGTCCAGTAATAATGAACTATACGACCCTGTAAAGAACGCTGAAATAGCCTACAAGATGTGGTCAGAAGCAGGGTGGCAGCCGTGGAGTTCGTGGAAGAGGGGCGAGTACGAAAAGCATCTGCCCATGGCAAGGGACGCCGTAGCCGCAGCGGGCGTTGGAGACCCCGCCCCCATGTACATGCCTTCGCGTTCCAAGTCGCAGAGTTCTGGCGGGCAGGCCCGCTCCACTACTAACCACTACACCTCGTCCCCTACGATCAACGTGGCCCCTGTGATTAACTTCAACGGTGCCCCCAGTACCCCTGACCTCAAGCGCATAGCCCAAAGTGTCAGTAAACTCATTAAGGAAGAAGTCGACATGCTTGATCTGAGGACTGCCTGATGTCTTACCGTACCGACCAGTGGTTTAGGCTTAACGATATTGCTACTGGAGAGAGCCTTTCAAATATACGCAGAACGGAGTCTGGGTACGCAGTTCCCGGTGCGGATAACCAAGACTTTATATACCCATCAAGGGCTGTACGGACTGTAGACAAACGTGGTCGTCATATAACAACCTTACTAAAGAGAGGTTACATCCGATCACTACTTACCGGTGATGGTTTGCCTATCACTAAATGCCAGTTTCAGTTCAATCCCTCGGCTATCAACCAGTCTGTTACCCAGAACACTTCTATCCTAAACTTCTTACAGATAGATCCTTACCAGTATTCGCAGCCCCTGCCCGGTAATGTCACATTCCAGTTTGAACTGTTCTTTGACAGGTCTATGGAAGTCAACAACTACGACAGAACAGCAACAGCGATCACCGACGACCCTTGGACAAAACTGGGTCCAGAACAGGTTGGAGTTCTGCACGATTTGTCTAGCCTGTACAAAATTATTGGTGTAGGTATCAGTGAGTACATGGAGAACCGCGCCTTCAACGCAGCGCAGGAGTACATTGGAACTGCGATTGACACTTTGGTGGATAGAAAGACCACTGAGATCACGTCAGACGACGCTGCTGGATTAGACGCCGATAAGGAGCGGGCTGAATACAGACAGGCCGCAACTGACTTCTTAGCATATAACCGAGGAAACACAGCGTTCTTGCTCCCCCTTCCGGTTCGCGTTGTCTTCTCGTCCTTGTACATTGTGGAGGGGCTGGTGCAGGACTTCAACGTCTTATTTACGAAGTTCAATACCAGCATGGTTCCGATGCAGTGCTCAGTAACTGTGACGTTTGAGGCTAAGTACATTGGTTTTGCTAAGAAAGATACATTCTTTACCGCTGTGCTAGATCTGGCCAGAGAAGAAGCCGGTAATAAGCAGTACAACCAGATAAGTGACTCGTATGAAGGTTATTTAGACGCAATTATCGATGACTTGACTACTGTGCGTATGATGGTAACTGAGGATGATGAGAAGGCTGACAAAGAGCAGGACTACTCGGGCAGTACTGCTATTACAAAGTTTGTCAGCATGGATGTCCCCGGGTCGGGCGACCGTAATATAGAAAGTCTAGATAAATACGTAAAACTACTGTTTAATGACAGGGGTAAGTTGTACAACTTGATGACTCAAGGAACATCTGTATCTATTGCAGCATCAGGAAAAGTTGAAGCATGGCGCTTTACTAATGACTTTCGTAGCGCAAATAGCAGGATATTTAACTCAGCAGGACCATACCAAAATATATTGTCCGCAGGGGTTTCAGCGAATTCTGGGGTTCCAGAATATGATAGGGCATCGTCAGTCGGGAAGGATATTACAAACGCTCTAGATAACTGGATATCTAGATCAGGAGATCAAGCAACTAGACTTCCAGACGAAGTCTATCAGAACTTATTTCCAGCACAAGAAGGAGTTGGAGATAGGGTATTTAATACCGTTACCAAGTTGTGGGAAGTCCAAATTGGTGATGCGAACAGAGGTGATGAGGCCGTAATTAACGCATCCACCTCTGATGAGTGGTTGGAAATGAAAACTAAATTCTGCTACAGCAACAATCAGAACTTTGGAAATTCGGACAGAAACCTTGACGATGGAGTAAACACTCCCAACGAGAGTTCTATGGATTACGACGAAGCCACAGTATTTTGGGCTGTCAGATTTACGTTACAACTAGTAGTTAATATTAACGGTGAATCTGCAACAAGAGAAACAACCGCCTACATAATTCGAAATCAAAACGGAGATTTTAATGTTGATACTTCTCTCAAGTTTGACTGGGAGGCCCTAAGAGACGACGTTATTGCTACTGGAGCGTAATTACCATGGCTTTGTATACTTCTGTATCAAGATATAAGTTAGACGCGTCAGGACAGACAGCATCTCGTTCTGCTAAGCAATCAACGAGGTATACGTTGTACACCGTCAGGGAAGGCGACACTCTAGAGAGGATTGCTGCTAGGAAATTCGGTACTACAGAGCGTTACTGGGAGTTAGCGGACCTTAACCCACAAATCAAGTTCCCCCTAGACCTTGAGGTGGGAGACGTTATACGTCTACCGTTATGATACGCAAATCGCCAACTGGGTTATCACCGGAGATAGAGATGTCTATAGCAGGGGCGTTTGTCGACTACGACTCTATTAACCGTGTAGAGATTCGTCTAGAGGAGAACCAGCATGATATGGCTGTGATTGACCTTTACGGAATCCCCCCACGCTCTATTACTGACTTCTACAACAAGCCCGTTCAACTAACCATGTCAACAGGAGCAAACTTCTCACAGGAGTTCTATGGTTACGTAGAGGACGTGCGCCCCACGTCGTTCACAGGTCACGGGCTGATGAACGATAGCCCCTTTCAGGAGGCACGCCTAGTGTGCATGGGTACTTCATACAACATGCGAGGCAGTAGAAGCAAGGTGTGGGGTGGTTACCGTCTGAGTGATATTGCTAAAGAGATAGGCTCTAAGTATAGATTTAGTGTTGACGTTCCAGCAGACACAGCCATTCATGACTCTTTGCTACAAACCAACGAGTCTGACTGGCAGTTTCTAGTTAGGTACGCCAAGTTCCTTGGCTACTCAATTACGGTGCATGGAACTCATCTGCACATATTTGATCCGTTCAAAGCGTTGAGCAGGCAGGTTTCTTATCACGTATTAGACAGCATCATAAACAGTAAGAACAATATTAAAGAGCGCCCCGGCCAGATCATTGACTTCTCTGGCTCATTCTCCAAGAGAAACATTGACGGTGAGTACAAGGAAAGCACAATACCTGTAGTCAATAATGATTTCTCTATGTATGACGTTAGTTCAACTACGCTGGAGACTGATCATAATGGGATCGCTAGATTTCCTAACAGAGTTTCTGAGTATGTTGATAACTTTGAAGAGGCGGCCCGCCGTATCGGTGCAACGTCCAAAGAGAAGTACGACTATTATGCTGACGTGACCGTTCTCGGAGTTGCTGGCTGCAAGCCGGGGGGCGTGGTTACTATTGACAAGTATGGTGGCGACTTCGATGGGTACTGGTACGTGCAGGCGGTTAACCACGTTGCTCATTCAGACGCTTTTTACTCGGAGTTAAAGTTGGCTAAGAACATCGATGCTGAATTGAGTTTCACCAACACCTCTCCCTTTCAAGAGCCAAGTAAACCGTACTACGATAAGGATGTCTGGGTGTCCTCAAGGGCTGTAGCAAATGAGTACTCATAATTTTGAGATCCATAGGGCAGTTGTTCATTGGGCTGACCCAGCAACGGGTAGGGCACAGGTGCGTGTACCTGCGCTTCTAGGGGCCGACAACGTAGTAGACATACCCAATACTGGTCTTACCTACGCCGAGGGTGTGTGGAATGTTCCGCCTGATGGAACGTCCTTATTCATCGCCGTATCTGATGATCGTACCCAGTTCTTGTGGCTCAGCGCTGTTGATGCCGACCCCGTGACACCCATTAGCGATGGGTCTATTACTACTGCCAAACTCGCTGATGGGTCTATTACAACCGCAAAGATCGCTGATGGAACAGTTACAACCTCAAAGATCGCTGATGGAACGGTCTCCGTAGCAGACCTTGCTGCGGCTGTGCAGAATCTGTTAGTTCCTGCGGGCACCATCGCAGCCACAGTGAAGTCCACTGCCGATACGGGCTGGCTCATGCTCAACGGGTCTGCTATTGCTTCTGCTGATACGTTGTACCCCTCGTTGTGGGCCGCTGCCCCCGCCTCATGGAAATCAGGTACTACCCTGAACCTTCCCGATATGAGTAACAGGACTCTCGGGGGGTCAGGATCTACCTCGCTAGGAGCCTCGGGTGGCTCCAACGCTGTGACTTTGTCTACGTCGAACCTTCCTGCTCATAACCACAGCATCAACCACGGTCATGCCGATAACTTCAGTGCTAATCAGAGCCAGCACAGACATACGGTTGATCCGCCTTCGGCTACAGTCAGCCATACCTTTAGCGAGAACTTCTTGTATAACCTCAGTGATAACTACGATCCTTACATGGGCGTAAGCAACACCGGTTCAACGGGTTCTTATAAGTACGACGGCTCCTACACGCACAGCCACACCGTCAACATCCCTCAGTTCAACTCTGGTTATACTGACCCCGCAATCACCATTAGCGGTGGCGTTACAAACCACACCGGTAACTCGGGTAATACTGGATCGGGCACGAGCGTGGACGTGACCAACGCTCACTTGGCGGTGAACTTCCAAATCAAGGCCCACTGACCGGTCGTTGACACGGTTTCGTAACATTGTGGTATACTGGTCGCTCGGAGACACGAGCGAGGAGGTATCCCC